TATCAACTTCAACTCGTTTTGCTTCAATTCTAGTTGTATCAACCCAAGTATCAGAAGATGGTGTAAGAATAATATTTCCTTTATAAGTTGTTACCAAGAAAGGAGTTACATTTTCAACTCTTGTTGCATAAGGTTGAATAATTTCTTCAACACTGGTGTAATCAAGTGTTAGTAATTGACCAGTCTTTTTAACATTACTACCAACAATATCATTAATAAAGTTTGTATCAACTAATGGGTTTGCTGATGTTCCAACACCAACTAATGAATTAGATCCAAGAAGAAGATCTATTTCATTAGTGTAAAAACTTGGTCTAAGTTGATTTTGTGATGGATCTATAGAATTTTTTACCTTCGTTTTTTTCAGTTGCTTTGAAGTCGTTGCAAAATTATCTACAAAGAATCCAGACTTAAATCTATTCAATCCATCCTTATCACGGATAAACATATTTTCAGTATTAGACTCTAACATTGTCAGAGAAGTGTAATACTCAAGATTTTTAATTCTAGATTCAAGTTTATAGATGTCTCTCATTTGATATCTCTTATGAGTTGTAAGAGATATATCCGATTCAACTGCATTTCTCATCCAAGGAGAAAGAGTAATTGTAGCTACTTCTAAAGCATCTTCAAGTCTTGTTGGTGGTTTTGGATCATCGGCAGGTTCTCCCTTACTGAGTCTAAATTCACCATATTTTGTTAAGTAAATTTTATCAATTCTTGGTAAATAATATGAAAAATCAATAAGTAATGATTCGCCAGATGATAAGATGTCACTCGAAGACCATTGTGAATTTGAGAAATCTCTTGCTAAAAATTCAAAAGGAGATGTTGAAGATTCTGATACTGTATAGTTCGAAACTCTTGGTCTAATATCAATAATGTTACTATGAACATTTAAAATGTCTGTTCTTGGAATATCACCATAGTCATACTGACTATATGAATTTACTGTAGTAATATTTCCAGTATCTCCAGAAGAGTATGAACCATATCTATAATATATTTTTATTTTTTTAATTGGACTCTTTACGTCACTTTTTCTAACAATTCTAGAATAATCATAGAAACTATCTCTATATCCACCATCAAGAGAAAAATTCTTGACAATATTATTACTTCCAGGGGTAATTGATTGAATTACTGCTGTTATTCCAGAATTTTTAAATCTAATTGTTTCGCCAACTTCAAAAGTATTTGTATTTAATTTTACATGTCCAACAGTGAGATTATTTACCTTTTCTGCAAGAATTGATACAGCATTACTTGTTTCACCAACAAACTCTTCACCAAGAATTAAATCTGAAGTTGTTGATGTTGCACCACTTAATCCAGTTAATACTAACTTTGGTGGTGTTGGATCAGTTGTATCCGAAGATTCATAGATTGCATAAACAAAATCAACATCTGGAACGTTCAAACATATTTCTTTGTCTTGAACTCTTGTTCCATATGGATAATTTCCATAAGTCAATCCATCATTGAGAGTGGTTGCACCAATACCAGATGATTCACTAACTGATTTATCAACAATTACGGAACCAATATTATTTCTAACTTTTAACTTTTCATTGATGTTTATCTTTCTTAAAGTTGTAATTAATCTGCAATTTGTATCATCAGTTCCAAGACCTTTGATTTGAAGTTTAGAAGAACCATCCGTAAATGAGAATTTGTCCTCAGTCAATACTTCCAAAGAACCATCAGATCTACTTAAAGTATATCTTTCAGCATCAAATGGTAAAAATGTCTCATTATCCCCAGCAGAAATTACATTTGTCTCATTACTTGAAATCTGAACATCAAACTGCCTTCTAATTGTTAGATTAGATTCGCTAAGATTTACATTAGAAATATAGTTTTTAGGAAGAATTGAATATAATTTTTCTTTATTTGATGAGTTCTTAAACTTTGGCTTTAAAATTGTAAAGTCTGTAGGACTAATATTGGATGAAGGAAGACCACCATCACAAATATCTGTTACTGTAGTTATACCGCTAATTGTAAGGGTATTTTTAGTATATGCATCTACCTTAGCAAAGGATACAGTACTAAAACCAACTCTTGTATATGAAACAATATCATCTACATTAACTCTTCCCAAGAATTGATTTTGAGCAATAGTGACTGTACTTTGCCCAGATCCATCTACTGCCGTGATTTGTGCAGGACCTATTGAAACTGCTGGGTTTAGTGTTAAATCTGCGGTAAAAGTTTTTGCAGACCCAACTTCACCCCTAACAGATTTGATTTGATCCGTACCATACCTATGAACAAACGTAGATATTCCTGTACTGCTGATTCCATTATATTCAAAACTTTCTCCGATAATAAAATTACCACTTACATTATATGCAGTGATAATCCCACTATTTGCAGCATCAAATCTCAAATAACCAGTTGCTCCGCTTGAATTTCCTTTAATTTTTGATGGAGTATTTAAGGTTATTGGAGTATTTAAGGTTATTTCAGTGTATGGTTGAACATCGTATAAGACCAAGTTCCACTCATTTCTGTCAACATTATCAATATCATATGCGCCATTCTCTAAGAAAAAGTCATAGACTCTTGCTAGTCCAATTTCTTTTCCTGGTTCAATATTTCTAGTTTCACCAACCCTTTCAGATCTTAAACTTACAGATGTTGATGTAGTTACTCCAACATTTGGAGTACCATATACACGATTAACAGTATATGTAACACCATTCAAGTAGTTTACACTCTGATTTTTGAGAGTCTTTGTAGTTCTTGGTTTTTCAAAATCAAGAAAACTATTACTCAAAAATTCAGTTTCATATCCATTTACATATGCTTTTCCTGGAGAAATTTTATATGTTGCTAGACTTGATGATGGTACGTTGTTATTATATGTTAATTGATTCTCATTAAACAGTCCAAAACTAGTTTTGTAGTCATTGAGAGTTTCTTTTGAAGTAACATCAAATGGTTTTACATAATAATTTCCAGACTCTTCATAAGTTCTTCTTGCAAGCTCATCTTTAATTGCATTTGTACCTGGACGATCAATTACAGAGATTGGATCTCCGTTTTTGATTGTCATCAACTCTACAAAATTCTGAGTTTCAGTATCTCCAAATTCTTTCTTAGCAAGAATTGCTTGAATCTTAAAGCGATCTGCTCCAGGAGCAGCATAATTTTCAAATCCTTGAGCATTATCATTCAGAGAAGAATCTTCATATGCAGATACAATACTTTCAACGATATCAAATCCTACTCTATAACTTGGATTATTATTAAAAGCATCCAATACTAAAATCTGAGAGTCTACACTTACAAAAGTACCTCTAAGATAATAAACACCTTCAGATAAAATGATAGCAGAACCAGTACTGGTTGAATCTAAAACCAAAGTGGTTGCAAATCCTTCTCCAGATCTAATTATGATTCCATTATGATTTAAATCAGATTCTAATGATAAAATTTCATTGTCATTAAAGACTTGCTCGTTATTATTTCCTGCTCCCGTATATGATAAGAATAATACATGATTTACGTTGTTGTCTTCATTCTTTTTCAATACATGAACAATTTTTGCAGTTACGCCTGTTTGAGATCCTACAATATTTAAATTTACAAGACCATCAATATAACTAGAAACTGGAATTCCTAAGAAATCATCCTCAATTTTTACAGAATAAAAGGTTCTATTGTAATTCAACTGTCCAGGAATTACAATAGAACCTTCCTTAAAGAAAAAATCACCAAATTTTTCAATTTGGTTCTGTTGAATTGACTGTAAATTTGTTAGTTCTCTTGCTTGAACTGGGTATCCGGGTTTAAAAAGAACCTTATAATAGTTCTTTTCTGGGTCAAAGTCAGAAAAATATGGAGATACGTTGAGGTTAGTTTCTTGTGGCATAACTCTTTAGAATTGCAAAATAACTTTAATATCTTCTTTTTGGTTTGTTGACCTAGTTATTGATGGGCGATTATCAACGTAAATAATATTTCCAGAATATTTTTTAACTTCCGGATTTGATACGCCAGCAATAAATTGTTGACCCAAATAGTATGTCCTACTATTTATTACGGTACTTACACCTGGATTTGCAGATGTTCCAAAATTAGTATCGATTTCCAATGAGGCAACATCAGAATTGATAACTACAGATCCACCAGAATCTGGAGATGCTGTAAATTTATGTAAAGTAAATCCGTATTGTGGAGAAGTATTTAAACTTCCATCAGAGTTAAATCCAACAAGGGTTCTATCTTGCCAATATTTCAATATACCTGTTGAATTATCATAAGAAACAACTCTACCAACAGCAGTAGAACCAACACCAACTGTTTGTGTGATGTATGAATCTGCAGATATTTCGACAGTATCATATCCAGATCCCTTTAACTTTAATGCAGCAACACCACTGGCAGTATCTGTATCTAAAATATCACTAGAATTATATGCTTGAGGATTTTCAACAATACCAACTCTAGCAAATTCATTTCCAATGATTAAATCTGATTCAACATCAGAATCATATCTTGAATAAATTAAAACATTATATGCGCCAAGTTCTCTGTATATATCAAATCCATGCCCGCCCTGAGGTGGAACAATTACATTAAAAATTGGAGAAGTAGATCCTGTTGGAACTCCACCAGATACTAAATCAACAGTTCCGTAAGTATACCCAGATCCTCCAGACGAAACTGTGATGCTATCTACTTTAGAATCACCACCAACTACAATGGTTGCTTCCGCGCCTTCACCATCACCATTAATAGGAACTTTTGTGTATGTTCTATTTGCGGTTCCGAGACCAACTCCTCTATTTTGAATTGAAACAATTTTAATTTGTCCACTAGTTGTTGCATTATTTCTTACTGATTCACTAGTAGAACTTGTTTCCCAATCTTGAGGTACTGGAATGAAGTTGGTAGAGTCAAATTTTACTAAATCTGCTGGTCTGATAGTGTAAAGATATTTCCAAATATATCCATCTCCACTAGAACCAGCAGACCTTGGTTCCAAATCGGTAAAAGTTGGTTCATCCAATGATGGTCTTCCAGATTGATTCTCTGGACTTGATCCATTATGAAGACAAATATAAACCCTATAATCACTATTCATCACATAAAAATTGGATGAATATAAATTGGTTGCACCAGAATTTTTAGCAGGATTTGTTCTGCTTATGTCATGTCTGTACATGTCATAAGTAAAACCAGATCTCCAGGATATCTTTCTAATAACCTGCCTAACATCACCACTAAAAATTCTTCTAAGTGTAATTACACTATCCCAATAATCATATTCCTCGTTAAACGAGTCTTTCGGTGCTGGTGGAGATGTATTCCAAGTACTTTGCACATCAGTTGCATTGGGAAGACCCACAAATGTATAATAAGAATTTGAAGTTGATGATACACCAGCAACAAAATTCTTTGCATTTAATATACGAAGTTGATCAGTAATTATTGCAGACATTTGATGTTTTTTTCTTTATTTATTAGAGGTAATTGATATACTTTAAAGGATTCTTCCTTGTAACAATTGCAGATGTAGATATTCCACCAATACCATTTTGAGTATATGATTCAAACTCTGATGCATTCACTCTATCACCAAGAATTATCTTACCCCATGAATAATCACCAAAGTAACCACTATATCCAGTTCCAGTCAGTGAATTATAATCACTAATACTTACAGTTACTTGGGCAACATGGGTAGTTCCATAACCCGGTGCTTCTGTTTGAGCAATGGATACTGAAGAAACTTCATATACATTATCAAGATATTGTGTGCCAATACCGAGGATAGATCCATCAGAATATATAGACGTGACACCACTACCAATATTAGTATTGTAAGCAGTAAAGTAATATCCAGAATCAAGTTGACTGACCGTAATGGCAGTTCCGACAATAGATGTGTCGCGGAGATAAGAATTTTCAGGAATTAAAAGATCAAAAACTAATCCGGTAGAAACTCCAACGTTAGTTGTTTTTATTCCAACTATAGAACCAAAGTCACCTTCATAAGAAGTAGTAATATTTTCTTCAATAGTTAATTTTGGAATTTCAATCAGAACTTTTGGTGGATTTGTGTTTGTATAACCAGATCCTGGAGATGTTACCTCAACAGAAGTCACAGATCCACTTGTTACTGAAGTTCTTGCTTCTGCTCTATAAGTAATTCCAAGACCAATTGGATTTGAAATTGATATTTCTGGATTAGAAACATAACCATTTCCACCATCACTCAATATAATAGAAGAAATTGTACCTGCTACAGAAACTACAGCAGTTGCAGAAGCAGCAACAGTTGAATTTTGAGATACGATGTAAATAGTATTTGTTGCAGAACTTGTATTATTCTCATTTACTGGATCAAAGAAAGT